TTCTTTGTCGATTGTGAAGTAGTCCGCCTCATAGGCGAAGGTCGGCGGCCCCATGTACTTTGGCGTGACCTCGAGGATTTCACCGATTGCCTTGACCAGCTCTTTTCTGGCGCTGCCGGCTGCGTTGAATTTGATTTCCATTTTTCTTACCACCTTTCTTTTGGTAGTAACATATATCGCTCTAACTTGAAGGAATAGCAAGTCAATTCTACGATGTTTTTGACATTTGACCTATTACACAAAAGACGAGTGTTTAATTGTGTTATTTGTTACCAATAGGCTTCTGCAAGGACTGGATTCTTTCGTTTATGAGCGCCTCGTAAGATGGCTGAATATCAATCCCAATGAAATCCCGTCCTTCCTGCAAGGCGACGAGGGCTGTAGTACCACTTCCAATAAATGGGTCCAGCACGACGCCACCAGCGCGGCTTCCGGATAATATACAGGGACGAATCAACTCCGGCGGGTAGGTGGCAAAATGTGCCTGCTTATATGAGTGTGTGTTCACATGCCAGACATCGCGTTTGTTTCTGCCAAGAGCATTGACAAACCGCATCCCCATTTTATCCATCTGACCTAAACCACCGTAATTACCTGTGCCATCTGAGCCTTTTCCATGCCAGCCATATTTTGCCCGCGTGAGGCTCACCGGCGCGATAGGCTCTTTGATGGCATCAGCGTTGAAATAATAACTACGCCTTTTTGACAGCATAAAGATATATTCATGTGCTTTGGTACAGCGGTCTTTCACACTTTCAGGGAACACATTTCCCGATTTGTCCCATATAATATCCGAGCGCAGGAACCAGCCATCGTCGCGAAGCGAGAAAGCCAGCAGCCACGGTATGCCAATCAGGTCTTTGGGTTTACAGCCCGACGCTAACGTTTTCCCAAGCAGACCGTTAATCTGTCCTTTGTTGGTGCCTGACTTGCTTTGATAAACACTATCATTAATCTGTCCGTCTTTATTCCTGCCTTTTCCGCTGCCGCAATAGCTGTCGGCAATGTTCACCCAGAGCGTACCGTCAGCTTTCAGGACACGGCGCACCTCGCGGAATACCACGACTAATCTTTCTATATATTCCTCTGGCGTTTGCTCGTTACCAATCTGTCCCTCTGCGCCATAGTCGCGTAATCCATAATATGGCGGCGAGGTAACGCACATATCTACACCTTCATCGGGTAGCTGTGCGAGCCCCTCCAAGGCGTCTGCAATAATAATCCTGCCCATTAGCTTAACTCCGGCAAATCGCCATACTTAATCTCCGAGCCGTCTCTTAAAAGAAACACGCGCTCGCTTGAACCCACCTGCTCGATGTACCGGTTAACGATAACGTCGCAGTATTTGGGCTCCAGTTCAGCGGTATAGCAACTCCGGTTCATCTGCTCGCATGCCATGAGGGTAGAACCGCTGCCGCCGAACGGGTCCAACACGATGTCGCCCTCCTTACTGGAATTCGATATGAAATAACCACACAAGCCCACCGGCTTCATCGTGGGATGGACATCGTTTTGTTTCGATTTCTCATAGTGAATCAGCGTGGTCTGTTTCCGGTCGCTATACCAAGCATGACCAGCGCCGTCCTTCCAACCATAGAGTACCGGTTCATGTTGCCACTGATAGTCTTGCCGGCCCATGACCAGGGAACTCTTTGCCCATATCAAGCACTGCCGAAGGGAATAGCCGGCGGTCTTAAACGCACATCGGAAGTTGTAGCCTTCACTGTCGGCGTGGAACACATAAATCGCCGCGCCTTTCTTGGAATGCTCATACATTCGTGTAAACGAATCAATGAGGAAAGTCAGGAACTTCCCGTCTTCCATATTGTCGTTCAAGATCGTGTTTGTGTTTCTGTGCCCCTTATCGTATTTGCCGAACATCTTCGCCTTGTCTCCATAGTTGACGTTATACGGCGGGTCTGTCAAAACCAGGTCGGCTTCCGCCCCATTCATCAATTGTGAGATCGTATCGCTGGAAGTGCTGTCGCCGCAGATAAGGCGATGCTTGCCGAGCAGCCAGACATCCCCCAACTTTGATACAACCGGTTTTTGGAGCTCGGCGTCAATGTCGAAGTCGTCTTCTTTGACATCCTCGATCCCGCTGAGCAGTTTGTTGAGTTCCACATCATCAAACCCAAGCAGCGAAACATCAAAGTCCGCGCCTTGCAGCTCGGCCAGTTCGACCGACAGCATTTCCGCGTCCCAGCCGGCGTTCAACGCGAGCCGGTTGTCAGCGATGATGTAAGCTCGCTTCTGGGCCTCGGTGAGATGCTCGACAAACACACACGGTACCTCCGTCATGCCTTCTTCTTTCGCAGCGATGATTCGGCCGTGTCCGGCAATGATATTCAGATCCTTGTCGACGATGCACGGATTGACAAAGCCGAATTCCCTCAGGCTTGCCCGGAGCTGGAGGATCTGTTCCTTCGAGTGGGTGCGGGCGTTTCGGGCATAGGGAACCAGCTTATCGATATTCACTTTCTCAAAGCGTTCGGTTGTTATCATTTATATTTACCGTCCTTTTCTGCCCGTAAGAAGGGCTTCCATGATATCGTCCTGCGGGTTGCCCACAAAAGCCGTGGTGCAGTTCTGTTTGACAATATCGAAAATCTCATACCATAGCAGATTGGCCTGCTTCTGAAACGACTGGCTCATCTGTACGAACGGGCTGGAAATCGCTCCGCCGGTCGTTGGGTGCTTCCCGAGCAGGCCGTAGGTGCTGATGGCTTCTTCGCACTGGATGTATCGGGTGAATGCTTGCGCGTATGCTTCGATGAGCCGCGGGTTGATGAACTTCTCGCATCCCCGGTGCTTGAGCCATAGCCAGGTCTCCTTGAACAGCGCGTCCGCGCCGAGCGGTTTTCCATCCTTCTGCCTCGCGCTGAGGTAATCACTCGGCGCCGGCATATCCTCGCCGCGCAGTTCAGCGGCTCCCTGCAGCTCCTCCGCTTGCAGTATTGCCGAGGGCTGCAAGTCCGGTGCCTCCAGTATCTTTGCTGTCCTTCCAGCTACGATTTTATCGTTTAAAGGCTGTGGTTTGTCGCCTGCGCGCACACGCCTGCCGCCCCTGTTTGTTCCGTCTTTGGCCATGTTTCCGCTGTCTCCTTTTGAATAAGGGGTTAATACCCCGTTTGAACCGTGATTTTCTAACGCAAGCCCCTGCGCCGCTGTCCTATTATTCGTACACAGAGATAAAGACCGCCCCTACCCCCAGCGTTCACCGCTCTCTGCGGTAATCCGGGAGTGGCAGGATTTACACAAGGCCATAAGGTTCTCTGTCTCATTGCTCCCGCCTTTTGACAGCGGAACGATGTGGTGTACCTCTTCGGTTGGCGTCAGACGGTTCTGTTCTCTGCACTGCTCGCACAATGGATGTGCCTTTATGTATTGATAGCGGATGCGCTTCCAGCTTCTGCCGTAACGTTTGTAGGACTCAGGGTCGCGCTCGTACTTGTTATAGTTCCTGTTGGCTGTCGCTTGGTGTTCGGCGCAGTATTGCTCCCGCACGGACAACCGGCCGCAGCCGGGGTATGCACAGGGACGCTTGGGTTTGTAGGGCATTGGTTCACCTCGTTAGTGGGTAGAAGAAAAGCCTTTGCAGATAAAGCTGCCAAGGCTCGACTAAAATATTTATTGAGTTCGACAAAAGGATTTGCTATAATTAATAATCAAATGTTGTAAAAAGTAGTAACCGAATAGTCAAGGCTATCCTTGACTATTTAATGGCTTGTTTAGAAAATAATATACAATTTGAACCCTAATAAGGAGTGATTATTATGACGGAATTAGAAAAGTACTATTTGGACAAAGAGAGAAAGACTGCAATTACCAAACAAGCAGAAGAAAAAGCCAAAGTCTCCATTTATAACAGAATAATCTCAGAAACAAAGCCATATATACTTACTGAATATAAAAAAAATCCACCTGAATACTACAGTTGGTTAAATGTTAATGGGAAAAAAACTTTAGTATGGCGATTTGATGGATATATAAGACGTGGCCGTG